ATTGACTACGGATTAAACGATTGTAATTGTGGTGAAGAAAATAACGAAATAACAGAAGAAAATATATGAAAGGTTCAAGCAAACTAACGGAACAACAGGTTCAAGAAATTAAACGATTATTCGCAACAACGATGTTGTGTGATGCGGACATCGCAGAAATGTATGGTGTATCAAGACCGCACATAAACGCAATCCGTAATGGAAAGCATTATACAAATATTCCAAATGAAATAGTGGGTTTTACGACCACGCACACTATGATTGGAGGATATGACTATTCATCAGGAATTAGTGTCGTAGAAACGAACTATGGTATGAAATATTTGATTATCAACTACATCAACGATGAGGTCTTCCACGACTGCGGAACTTTGTATAACGAACAACCTGACTATAACACATTCAGGGATAGACACGACCAGTTTGTAAAACGATTTGTAAGGTTATGAAAATACCAAGACAACGAAAATCAAACCATAGAAGAAGACAGGATAGATTATCCATCATCTTCCAAGAAATAGTATGGACTATCAAATTACAGAACCAGTTAAAAAATATTTTTTACTATTATCAAAAATAGTTTGGCAGTATCAAAACTTATCCGTAATTTTGTATCACTATGAAAGACAAGAAACTAAAAACTGATGAGTGGTTGTTAAATGTAATCAAACAAGGAGACAACCCATTTATTTCAATTCAAGGAACAAAAGTGATATTCGCTGTAAAAGATGGTATGATTGACCCATTTGATACAAGAAGTTATGATGAACTTTGTATGAATACAACAAAAGGGTTCAACAACAAATATGTTGGAAAACCAAAAAAATATGAATATACATTTGGATAATTAAAAACAAAACACTAATTTTGTAAGACACAATCACACTATAAAAAAAATAAAAACTATGAAAACTATTGAGACCTTGATTACCGACATCAAAAACAACAACGAGAAATCTAAAAATCTTCGTTCATCTATCTACCAACAACAAGAAGAACTTATGGATAAAGTCCGTATCGCTCTTGAAGAAAAAGGTGTTGAGTTAGAACCAAAACGACACAGATTATATGGTGGTGATACAGACATCACTATTGGTAATGACTACGAGAGCAATTATCGTATTCGTATTTATTTCAGTAGTGGTAATTTTCGTATTGAATTACCCCCTGTATTCAACACACCGAACGCACATATCCAATTTGTAATCTACGATGTGTTGGCGAAGTTTCAAGACGAAGTAATAGATATTCAGTTAGACATCACTAATGAATATAATATTGATAGACAAACTAATAAAATTGAATTGATTGATATGATTAGTGATAAATTGGTTAGTTCATTATTGGAAGGTGGTAAAATCAACGCTGATGGAATGTCTTATGAATATGTTGAAACCATCAAAGGTAGAGTTGTTGTAAATATCAAAAAAGGAATTATGTATGGTAATGAAAAACCAACAGAAACCAAGTCATATTTCCCATCTAAACTAAAAGATATTTTCAGGTCATCAGCAAACAAAATGGCAGATACTATGATTAAAAACTAAAAATAATTTGATACTATCAAACTAATTTACTATCTTTGTATGACTATGGGACAGACAAAAAAAACACTACAGGATTGGGTTATGGAAATGTATAACCAGTTGGCAGACGATGACGACTACCAATACGAAAAATACAAAGAACAACAAGACGCAGAATATGCGGCTTATGAAGAAATGTTAGGAGACAGATAAAAATATAGGATATGATACAGATAATTAAAACAATCAAGGTGAAAGCCGACTACGACATTACAAGAGATTTCAATAGTGTTGAAGATTTATTAAACGAACTAAAACAATATGGTTATGAAGGTGATTATGATGTTGATAGTGTAGAGTTCAACGAAGCATTAGATGCTTACTTTGACGAACCATTACATATCAAAGCGGTTGCTAATGCGTTCAACGAACACACACTAGACAATATTGAAATTGATACTGAAAACTTTTCAACCTATTATACCTTCTAACTATGGCACAAAGTAAAGAAAGACAAATCGCATCACAAAGTTCTATGAAGTTGGTTCTTGATTGGGCTACTGCCTGTGATAAATGTTTAACTATGAAGGAACTTGTAGGAATGTCCGTAGTCCTTGTAGATTATGTAGAAAACGGATATAGCGCTGAATTGGGTAAAAGATTGGATACAATCCAAGACCACATAGACAACAAAAAGAAATTGTAATGCTCCTAATAATACAGAAGACCCTGACGAAAGTTGGGGTTTTTTTGTTGTGTATCTTTTTAACATATAAACTATATTTATAGAAGTCAGGGGAAGGACAACAATTTCAGTATGGAAGTCAAAGTATCAACATTATATCTAGACATAGACAAAGCAGTCAAGGAAGGTAAAAGACACATATTCCTTCGTGGTTCATCTAGAAGTGGTAAGACATATCAAACCATAGCCTACTTGATTTTGTATGTTCTACAGAACCCTAACACAACAATTACGATAGTAAGGGACACACTTGTATCAATCCGTAATTCCGTTCTATTGGACTTTCAGGAAGTAATGAACCAAATGGGAATGTATAACCCCGAACAATTCAACAAGACAGAAGTAATCTACAGATTTGATAATGGTGGGTTGGTTAGGTTCTTGGGAGCAGATGATGGTTCAGGTAAGTTGCGTGGTATGAAACAAGACATCGTATTCATCAACGAAATCACATCAGTATCACAAGATGCGTTCCTTCAGTTAGATATTAGAACCAGTAGGTTCATCATCGCAGATTACAACCCATCGGCTAGTGAAGATTGGTATGTTTATGACTTGGAAGAAAAAGAAAACAACCAACTTATTATTTCAACCTACAAACAAAACCCCTTCCTTGATGATAGGATTGTAAAATCTATTGAAGGGTTGAAAGACATAGACCCTGAAATGTATGAAGTTTATGCGTTGGGTAAGAAGATTAAACCCCGTGAAACAATCTTTATCAACTGGGAAGTGGTAAAGGAAGCACCAAGATATTCCAAGATGTTAGGTGTTGCTTTGGACTGGGGGTATTCAAGCGACCCTTGTGCGTGTGTGTGGGGACTTATCAACGAGCCTGATAATGTAATCTACCTGAAGGAAGTGTTCTATGAAAGGGGATTGTCTAGTGATGATATATTATTCAAGATGAAAGAAGGGGGACTACAAAAAACCTTTGATGTTATTTGTGATAGTAGTGAGCCCCGTATGATTGACGAAATCAAGAAAGGCGGATATTCCAAGGCTCGTGGGGTAAAGAAAGAAGCAGGTTCAGTCCTGTATGGTATAACCGAAATGAAGAAGTATAAACTACAGATTGACGCATCATCAACTAATTTGATTGAAGAACTAAAGAACTACAAGTGGTTCAAGGACAGGTCAGGAAACATCACTAGTAAGACATCAGGTGCCGACCACTTATTAGACGCCGCAAGGTATTTGATTACGGAAATGACCTATAAACCAAAAGTGAAATATAGTTTTATGTAATATGAAAATTAAAAGATTAGGAAAGGATTATGATTATGACTACAAGTCAATCATAATGAAGGGTGATTATTATAGAGCCCTTAAAAAATTAGCAAACAAAGAAAATAAACCATTAGGTAAGATGATAAATATATTAGTAGAACATTATGAAAGTAGTATTAGGTAAAAAGGAATATGGGATATTACCCATCACGATAGAGCAGTATGAATTACTGAAAGATAATAACGACATAAAGGCAGAAGAAATTATTACGATGATGACTGGTGCCCCGATTGAAGAAGTCAAACAAGCACCTTTCACACAAGTATCATTTGTATCAAAGATGTTGATGACTGAATGGGACAAGACAGAAACAACCCCGTTAAACCTTGTTGTTGATTTCAAGGGGGTTAAATATGGGTTGGTTAGACCATCACAATTATCTTATGAAGAATGGATAAACCTTGAAGTGTTTATGGCTGAAAGTCCTTTGGATTTAACCAAGTTGGCAACACACCTATACAAACCATTATCAAGTAATAAGATAGGGGAAGACAGGGAACTAATCCCCTATTCTATGGACGAGTGTTTATCCCGTCAAAATGACTTTAAGCAATTCCCTATAACTTGGTTATTTAGCAGCCTTTTTTTTTTAACGACTTTCGCTCAAGAACTTATGAAAGTTTCCCTATCATCTATGGAGACGAAAATGATAGAGAGCAGAGCAAAAGACAAAACAAAAACAAAGATACTACACCAGAAGAAGTCCAACAATCCGTAGTAGATTTTTATTACCAATCACTTATGTTATGCGCTCAAGACGACATCTTAAAGATAAATCCTATTCTTAAATTGGAATTGTTTGAGGTCTTATCATATTTATCATATAGGTTGGATAAGGCACACAAAGAAAACCAAAGACACCAAAAAGCAATACAATAATGACTATAAAAGATGTTATACAAATATTCGCAGTATTCACGGCTCAACACCCAATACTACGAACTTTCAGTTGGGGTAATCTAGCCGATTATTCAAGGGACGATTATATTACAAAGTATCCTGCGTTCCACGCTGTTCCACAGCCATCGCTAGTTGAAAAGAACTATGCCACATTT